CCGAGCATTGCTGCCCAGCCATTAAATCTTTCTGCTTCTGGTGACATTAGTTTTCTTGGGGGTAATAATTGTATAGGGGGTTCGTTTGGGTAGATGTTTTTCTTACCGTATTCTGTGGTAATCATAATAATAATAAGAGTGGGAATACCTGTGGCGAGGACGATGCGATTCGGGTCGCCACTAAGTATCTATTTCTTTTTCTTCTTTGCAGTTTTAGCTGCTCGCTTGAAGTTTGCGTTTGTGGGAGCACCTTTAGCTCCGGCTTTTCTCATCTTCTCACCAGAGCCTGCGGCTATCCGCTTTCTCTTGGCGTGAATGTTTGCATATAAACCACGCTTTGCTGCCATTATGCTTTGCCTTTTTTAGATTGTTTTTTATAGTAGTTCCTAATTGTATCCATATCCTTTCTTGTATATGGTTCAGCACCGGGGCTACCAGCTTTGTACTGTCTCTTAGATGCTTCTCTTACATCTTTAGGTACTCCAAAATAATCTGCACTGGCTATTTTCTTTTTCTTACCAGCTGCGTCTTCGGTGTTCTGTTCATCGAAGGGGTTCATAGTTGCCATTATAATGACTCCTTAATAACTTTGTTAGTCTTGTTTTTGTGTTTCTTTAGATCGTCGTATCTCTCTTTAATTCTATATGGTAGTTTAAAGATTGATTCTACGATACTTTCGTTGTCGTTAACTTGTCCATTGCCTGATGTTTTAGATCTAAAGGCATCAATATTTGTTGTTTTCTTTCCCATTAACATTTCCATTTGCGTAGGGCGAGAGCCTTTCTTGTAGGCTTGCCGTTTGGTTTCTTCATTGGTCCTTTAACACCAGACATTCTAGCACAGAATGATCTTTTACGTGGACCTCCTTGAGGCTGAGGAGCCTTGAGGTTAGAGCCAGTAGCTGCATTGTATTTTTTTCTACCGGCTGCTGTAAGTCCTCCTGAGCGAGACTTATGCTTGCCCATCTTAAGGCTGACGTTCTTCTTTTTAACCGCCATTTTTGTTATGTTTTTCTAACATTTGTTTATACCTCTTTCTAAAATCAGCTGGCATATCACCATAGCCAAAATTATCAGGGGTCTTTATGTTCTTCTTCTTCTTTTTACCAGCAGCGTCTTCTGTGTTCTGCTCGTCAAAAGCGTTTGAATCCATAGTGTGTGGCATTATGCTGTACCTATCTTTAATTTTTTTCTGTTCTTAACTAGAGGCACAGGTAGTCCGTGAACATCAGGGTTGTACTCTCCAGCATCGTAGAACTTACCACCCTTTTGCATGTAGCCTTGACCTTGACCATCTAGAAAGAAACCTTTTTCAGTTACATAATTCATGATAGATGAGTCAGGTTGACCATCAGCCAAGCTAGCTATCTTTAATCCATTTCGTGGTGTTGCACTAGCTTTCGGGATAATATCACCATGCACACCTCTGTCATAACCATTTGGGGTAGCTACTTTAATTAGTGTACCACCCACATTTCTGAAAACATTACCTTCTCCATCTACAAACAAACCTTTAGTTGTAGGGAAGCCTGATATGTCTGCAATTTTTAAGTCTTTACGTTTCGTTGACATTGTTGTTAGTCCTCTTTTTCATTCTAGCTAACCTATCATCCTTTGATGGGATAGGAGATTTGTATGGCTCGTAAGGGCTATCAGGTTTATTAGGTTTTTTATATGGTGGTAGTTGTCCCGGAGGATGTGCCATTACTTCTTACCTTTCTTTTTATTTTTCATGATTGCAGCCGCAACTTTTGGTGCTTTTTTTGCTAGTGCGGCTAGTCCTTTTGACGGTGCTTTACCACCTTTCTTAGGTGGTCTACCTTTCTTACTTCCGTATGTACCTTTACCAGCTGGCATAATTAAAACTCCAAATTGTCTGATCTTTCTAGTTTTTGTATAACATCTTGCCTATAGGCAGGGTCGTTATCATACCTTCTATCGCTCATAGCTGCAACTAATTCTGCTTGGCTACGGAATACATCTTGATTAGTTTGTGGTGCTTTACCTTGAATCATTTGTCCATCATATCCTACTGCATTTAAGTACTCTGATCTGAGTCCGTTAACTGCAAACTTGATAGCTTCTATACTACCAGTATTTATAACTTGGTCAAAAGCTGTGATAGCTTTGGCATCTAAATTTTTGCCTGCCCACTCTACCATCTGTTGGTATTGTTGCTCGCCACCGGCAGCGTTTTTAACCTCGTTTATTTGTGCTTCACTTACATCTTCTACTTGTGTGTCAGGCTGTGCTGTCCATTCTGGAGAGTTAGTTACTTCAATGTATGCGTTAACTAAATCTTCACTGGACATGCCTTTAAACTTTTCGATAGTTTCTGCTGATAGTTGATTATTATTAGCATAGTATTCATCAGACGCTTGTGTAATTATAGAAGCATTATCTGATAATGATGTTGGTTCAGCGTCAGGTTCTGGTTCAGCTGGTTCAGCTTCCTGATCTCCTAACTTAGATTCTAATTCTTTATAAGCTTTCTCTAACTCTTCTGCTGATTTGTATTTACCAGCTAGTAGGGTTTCGGATTCAGCTTCTATCTGTTCACCAACAGCCAGAGAATCCTGTTCCTCTGGCGTTAGGTTATCGGGTATAGTTTCAGTCTGTACTGTTGTATCTACTGTAAATGTTTTGTCTTCTGCTGTTGCCATCTATTCTTCTGGTGGTGTTTGTGGTGATGCTGCATCGAATACACCTTGTGCGACACTTGTTGCCTGCTCTGCAAGCTCTGGATTCTTAGTAGGATCCATGAGAGGAGTGCCTGCTATCTGTCCTGTCTGCTTAACAAGCTCTTGCTGTGCCATTTGCTGCATCATCATTTGCTTATCTTGCTCCATCTGTTCTGGAGTCTTGATTAAGTTAAGAACATCTATACCTTGTGCAGCTGCAAGTCTAGAGACTGCTTCTGTTGGGTTAATGTATTTCATCAGAGCTTCTGGTCCTAGAGTCTGTGCTATTGTAGCTATGAATCTAGTCAGAGCTTCGTTGTCTTGTCCTCTTCCTAATGAATTTATACCAGCTACGATCTTTGGTCTAACGACATCTTTAGGTAGCTTTGGTATTTGATTAGATCTCTGTAGTATTAACAGAGTTCTGTTGAGGTAGGGTACTAAGAACTCTACCGTTAACAAGCTGAACAGTCCGCCAAGGGATTGCTCTAGCTCTAGCTGTGTGAGGCGTACCTCTTCAGCGGTGACCCTTTCAGCGTTTCGCACGTTCATAACTAGGAACGCTTCAAGGATTCTTTTCTCTATTGACTGCGACATCTGTGCAGCTGTGGAGAAGTCAGCAGTCTTACCTACTTGTACTACTCCTACGTCTTCTGGTCTACCCTGTATGATAGCTCCGTTGCCAGCTTTGGATAAGGTCTGAGGTTTGGTTGTAGCAGATGGTGAGACAAGAAAGATAACTTTACTTGCTACACTTGCACCTTCTACGAGAGCTTGTGATAATCCATTAAGACTTCGTAAGTCTCCAATAAACTCTTCAACTCTACCACGTCCATAGTCCTCTCCATCAACTGTATTGAATCGAAGCACTAACCATGGAGAAGCGTTCTTGGGTGCTGTACTACGGCTAGCTGGAAGTATCATATCGTCTACTTCTTGATGCCAGATCCAGCGACCACTGCCTTCATCCATCTTAACACAGGTATACACCTCGGCGTCGTCTTCATTCGGACCACCATCGTTACTCGTGGGGTCTAGTTTTGATTTTTCTATTCCTAATAGTTTGCGACTAATCAATTCTTTAGTCACGATCTCGATAACATTACCGTTACCATCTCTATTAACTACGTATCTATTTAATGGATAATGTTTTAATCCATCTTTACCCATAAATATAAGAGCATTACCAGATACGATTAGATGTTTTAAAGCTTGGTGTACTACAACTCTATCGTTTGATGCAGCTATGAAATCCATAATCAATCTCTCTATCTTGGAGAATGATAAGTCTAACTCAGTACGCATGTTTGGATCTAGTGTCTCACCTAGCTTGTCATCCCTGACTTGCAACTTAAAGAAGCTAGTCTGTGGCGGTAGGGTTGCGAGCATAAGCTTTGCAGCCAACGTGACAACTGCTTTAGCTCCAACTGACTGCCATGGTTGTTGCAGGGTTCGTTTGCCTGTGTAGTTGTCATCTCTCGTTACAAGATATGGTAAGGTAAGTTCAGAACACTCAACTGCCATGTCTAGAAACTGACTTCTACCTGACGATAATTGATTGTATCTTTCCTTAGCCTTATACATCATGGTGTGTTAAGTCCTCCACTTGAGGCTCCGCCTGTGCCGCCTGTGTTGACATTAATTTTTAGAGCATCTGTACCAATCTTCTTGGCAGCTCCTTTTGTTTTCTTAGCCGTTGTACCATACTCTACTCCTGATGTATCATCTGGATCTATTAATTCCTTTTTCTCAGGAAGTTTAGATGCTGATACTACGTCTGGCTGCCTTGGTTGTATAGGAGCCGGTGTAGGCATTGGTGATGGGCTTGATCTAAATAGACACATTGTCTTCTTCTAAAATAGTTTTTACATATTGTACCACTTCTTGTTGTCCCGAGCGGTACATGATGGAGGCTAAGTCCTCCTTGGGGTGGACGGGATACCAAGCGAACTTGGATTCAAGATCCTCGACCAATTTCTTTAACTTTTCAGACTGAAAACTAAGCGTATTGAGGGAGGTTTGTATTTGCATGTTCAAAAAATGCGGGCATACGAGCTGCTCTGGTGTCAGAAAACTGTGGGGCTTTGCCTTGATACATTAACTGATCGCTCGCATCTGCCCAGAATTTTTTTGACAAATATTTATCAGTATTGTTTTCTGCTAGGGGTTGTAGTACCCATTGTATAGTTGCCTTCCGAAGCTTATCCAAAGAAGAGCTAGGAACAAGACCCAACTCAGCACATACGAGACTATTTGTCGCAACGTGTATCTGTTCATCTCTGGATATATCAGCTGATACTGTTCTGAGAGCAGCATCACCAAGAAAGCGAAACATAGGTAATAGAACAAAGAATATAGCTCGCTCTGCAACGAGTGCCTTTGTGATAGTGTGGTCAGGGTGTGTAATCCAAGCATCTCTTAACCTCAAGGCTTCGAGTTCAGCTTGGGGATCAGCACCGTGGGCGTCAACAATGAAGCCCAAAGCGAGATCATGTTTAATCTCATCTTGTACGTTTGACTCAAGAAGTGTCCTCGCTGCT